GCGGTGGCACTGTCCCCGCTGGCACGCGCGGTTTGCTCGGTGGTGATGGCAGCCGTGTTGGTGCTGATGTTGCCTTCGTTAGTCGTCACTCTGGCGGCTAGCGTACTGATGCTGCTGGCGTTGGCACTGTCCCCGCTGGCACGCGCGGTTTGCTCGGTGGTGATGGCAGCCGTGTTGGTGCTGATGTTGCCTTCGTTAGTCGTCACTCTGGCGGCTAGCGTACTGATGCTGCTGGCGTTGGCGCTGTCCCCGTTGGCACGCGCGGTTTGCTCGGTGGTGATGTCAGCCGTGTTGGTGCTGATGTTGCCTTCGTTGGTTGTGACCCGTGCGGCCAGTGTCGTGCGCAGAGCGGCTTCCGTGGTGTCTGCATTGGCTCTGGTGGTGGCCTCGGTTTGAATTGCCGCAGTTTGGGCGGTGTTGTTATTGGTGACGGTGGTGGTGAGGGTGGTCACGGTGGCCGCAATCTGCGCGTCCCCGTCAGCACGCAAGGTGTTGACCGTGGTAATCGCCGTGCCGCGAGCGGTTGTTTCAGCCAAAATCGCAGTAACCCGTGCATTAGTCTCGGTCAGCACCCGCGCATTCACCGACCCAGCCAAATTCGACGCTCCATCAATCAAGTTAATTCGGCTACCCAAATCGGCATACAGCTGGCTTGCCGTGATCTGCCCTGTCAGCGCCGTTATCAACAAAGCGACATTCTGCCCCGTCGTCACCACCACGCCATTCGTACCCCCGGCAGGCGTGGTTGAATACACCCCATCCACCGTCACCCATTTCAGCCACAGGTGCCAGGTCGTCGCCGGGTTGGTCGCATGGGCAAAGAAGGTGCCCGAGAACTCCGTCAGCACCACCGCATTGGCAAACACCGGCAGCGCCCCACTCACCCACGTTGCCCCGTACAGCACGCTCTTGGCATGGCCGTGGCCTTGGGTATAGGTTTGCGCGTCGCACGACAGCATCAGGTTGCTGATGGCCGCCGTAGCCGTAAAGCCGCTCGGTGTTGGCGGAGGCGTCAAGTCGGGCTCATAAACCAGTGGCACGGGAACGGGCATCAGCGGGGTGACACCTTTGCCCCCCGCCCCGCCGGTGTATCTTGGCGACAACGTCACCAGACCAGCGTCGCTCAGGTCGCGCAGCGTCACCCCCCGGTCCAGCTTGTCGCCCCGGTTGCCCAGATAGACGCCCAGCAACTCCCGCACCTTCTCTAAAAAGTTCGGCGCGTTGACCGGCGGCAGGTCTTTTCGGTCGTCGCTCATATGTTGGCTATCTCCGCTGTAGCGTGCGCCACAGCAATGCCCTGCACCGCCCCGGTGGTCGCCACTTCCATCTGAAAGGTTTGCGCGTAGTAGCCACTGGGTAGCCTGAAGGGGGTAGCGCTGGCCACCGTCTGCGTATGCTTTAGCGCACCATCGGCATACAGCTTAAAGGTCACCGGGTACGCATCGGCGTTCACCTCAGCCCAGCCAAAGCCCGGCGTCGGTTTGGGCAGCCGGTGCAGCTTGCTTTTAAAGGTCGCGGTCAGCGCCGAGCCAGCATCAAACTTCTGTACGTTCACCCCATTCAATAAAAACAGCGTCCCTTGCAGTTCGTCAAAATGCAGCGCTGTGGACCCAAAGTCCATAAAGTACATGCCGTTCGGTTCGCGCGGGTCCACCATAAAGCTCTTTTCCACCCCGCCCACGGTGTAAAAGCCAAAGTACTGCATCCGGTACATACAGCCGCGAATGGTGATGGGGTTCAGCGCCTGCCAGTCGTCACGGGTCAAGCAGTTCTGCGTCAACAAACGCGCACCGCCCTCGCCAATAAAGGCCAGCCCGTCGGGAGAAGCCCAGGCCACGCCATAGCCCATGCCCACCGCACTCAGCGGCGCAACACAGGCCTGTAAGAACTCGGTGGGTTGTTCGTCCATCGCGTCCGGGGTGCCGCCGGTCGACACGCTAGGCTTGCCATCAGTCAATATCACCAGCGTCTGGCCAAACGACGCCAGGGCTACCGGCGTCACCGACGTTGGCAAAATCTCATAAGCCAACGGCCAGGCATAGGGCTCAAAGGCCTCACAAAAGCGCACCGACCGGCCTGATATACCGGCCATCATGCCGTTCCACAACCCCTTCAACTGTTTTAAATCGGCAGGCGGTTGCAGCCATGTCGTGCTCGGCAGCACTTCGCCCAGCACCCGGCCATCGTCGGCGCTGGTGGTCAGGGTCGAAGCAATCTCGCGGAGAAAAAAGAAGTTTGCGTCACCCGCCGTGCCGCTTTGCGTGCGGTAAATCCGCACCCGGTCCACACCATAGTTGCCTGCAGCTACAGCGGCAATATTGCTGATGGTGATCTGCGCATCGGTCTTGCACACGATCACGGTCGGGGCTGGGTTGGGTGCGCTCTCCTCACCAATGTCGCTCACGTAGGTGTAGGTGTAGTAGCGGGTCTCCACCAACAGGTTACCACTGGTCACCGTGCCGCTGCCGCTGCCCACGCCGGTGGCGGTAAAACTCGTGCCCACCGTGTTGTTGGCACTGCCCACCAACGTAAAGTCGGTCGAGCCCACCGTGGCAATCAGGTAAACCTTACCGACCACAAAAGCGCCCGCTGCGGTGGTCACCACCAAGACCGCTAAAGTCAAAGGCGTTGCCGGTGCTGGTATGCCCAGCTCGCGCGCCGCCGTCGGGTAGGGCGCAGAGGCCAAGGCTTTGACCTTGTCAGTCCACTTTGGCGTGCCGTCACCGGTAAAGTACGTCCGTTCATCGTTGTCCGCCGCGTTCGGCCCGCGCACCGCATGTACCGTGGTTGGCCAGCTCAGCCAGTAGTTGGTGTCGCTCGCCACATCCCGGCCCATCCGGTAAATCGTGGTTCGGCCCGATGGCACCGTCGCCACGGTCGAAGCTGCTTTCCAAGGCCGCAGGTCACCGCGCCCCGGCTTTTGGTTGGTTGAGCTGACGCCGATGTTGTCCGGCAGCAGCAGCGGGTGCAGCGCCCGGTTTTCACCGCCAAAGCCACTGAGTCGAATCATTGCCATGGGGTTCCTTGTTACGCCAGCATGGCGGTTGAGACACTTTCCACCTCAGCCACCCGCCTGCTCCAGCCTTTACCGTAGGTGGCATAGGTCGGCAGGCCCTGCAAAAACGCCAGCCGCTGCTGGTTAACCCGCTCCACCACATCAGCAGCCGGAAAGCGTTGCACCTGGGCCAACGTCTTGGGGCCAATCGCGCCATCATCAGGCGCGCTCACGGCGCGTTGCAGCCACTTCGCGGCTTGCCTGGGGCCACTGTTGACAGCAGCGTCAAACACGCTGTAGTCCACGCCAGCTGGCAGCTCATCACCATGCACCGCGTCCCAGTAGCGCTCTTTGTACAAACGGCCCACATCCGCAGGGGTCAAGGCTTTCATCACGTTCTGGCTCACTTGGTGGCCCACAAAGGCTTCCCACACCGCCTGCGTCACGCCCAGGTTGGTACTGCCCGCACGGCCATCGGGCAAGCGGTTGCCAGGGTCACGCACGTCAGCCGTGTAGCCGCCCTCATGGGCTAGCAGCTTGGCCATGATGGGGTCAAAGTTGGTGTTCATTTCAGTACCTTCTGCAGTGCAACGGTTTTGTCTTGACTAGACTTGCTGGAGCCAAAGTAGTAGCTCAGCACCTGCTGCGCCGCAGCGGTGGCGTAGCCAAGCGCAAAGATCACAAGCTGCTGCTGGGCGCTTGATATTTCTTTAAACAACAAAATGCCAATAAAGATAAACGTCAGCGACACCGTACCAAGTGCAAGAATCGGCACGACCAGTTGCGCCAAAACACTGCCGCCAGCCGCCGCCACATCGGCCTCACGTTTGCGTGCTGAATCACGGTCTGCGTTTTCTAGTTCAAATTGCTTTAGGTCAATTTCAGCCAGCTTGACGGCAGCGTCTGGGTCACCTGCAATCGCTTTAGCAATAGCGTTCACATCGTCGGCCACGCCAAACTTATCTGCTAGCGCGGTAATGGCGAGTCCCCCGAGTGGGCCAGCCACAGCGGTTGCCAGCGCAGGTGCAACGCCTTTGAGAAGGTTGAGTAGTGTTTCCATAATTTCCTTCAAGTTATCGTTTTGACAACCAGCCAAATACTGCCGCCCACCACCACCACAAAAAGAACCAGCACAAACACCAGCTCAATCGCCTCGTCAATCTCTTCTTTTCTTTTGATCTTTGCGTCACGCTCCCGCCGTATGTCGGCTGCGCCTTGTCTGTCCATCTCTGCTGCACGGGCAATTATTTTTTGCCACACATCCATCTTGTTGCTTGAGAAAAACAGCATCTCCACTTCTTTCTCAAACATTTTTGCCTGTTCAATCGCCAGCTCCAACTCCACCGCCTTGCCCATCGAGCTGCCCTTAAAGCCGCCCGCTTTGGCTTGCTCAACAACTTTGATAGCATCCGCCTTGGCACTGAAAAATCCACCCAACACCGGCCCCAGCGACTCCACGTCTTGCATGGTCTTAACGGCAGTCTTCACCAGCTTGACGGCTGTGCTGATGGCTGCTAGCGCGGTAAATGGATCAATCACTTCGGTTTCTCCGGTGGTTTCTCAGGCTCTTGCTTCTGCCACTTCACGCACCAAACGGTTGGGTGAAAAGGCGTTTTATCGTTGAACGTAAACGACCACCTCATGCACACGTACAACGGCGCGTAAGCCGCTACGGGTTGTGCAGGCAGCGCGTCTAACATCACATGCCAATCATTTTTTTAACAAACTCAGCAGCAACGCCGGGGCCAAGCAGCACAGCGGCAATGACTACATAAAGAAGGTATTCAATCTTCGTCATGCGTTTAGAGCCTTCATCAAAACGAGCTTGAATGGCCTCATAGCGATTAGCACAAACAGCTTCATGCACGCTTAGGCGCTTGTCTGTTTCGGAAGCAAGGTCTTGAACGTCTGCCATTGGGTTGTCCATTCAGCTTACGGGTAAGCAGGCCACACCACAGCCAACGGAAACCCAGCTTGTGCTGGAATGTCCCGCAGCGCTTGGCAATAATCCTTCCAAGACTGAGCGGGTGTCATATCGGTACGAAATCGCCAATCAGTCTCAGTTAGCTTTGCGTTCCGCGCTTGCCTTACCTGCGCGGCAATTTGGTCTGCCTGGGCTTGCAGCCGCATGTCGTATGCAGCTTGGTCGGCTACCGCCCATACACCATTGATGTACGACCAGATTGCCCCTGTCCAGCCACTTGGCAGGGTGGCTTCAGCCAGCGTTGCGTTACTGGTGTTGAAGTTTGGGTCACGCCAGTTGTTGCCATGCGCCTCGGTGTCAAGCACCAAGTCGTCTTGTGCGTAGATGACGATGCTGTCTGAATTGCGGATTAGGATTTTCATAGCGCAGTCTCGAGTAAGGTGACGTTTGTGAAGCCCGTAGACGAATTTTTAAAAGCAAAAAGGGACATACCAGAAGAAAGGCAGGCTACTGAGTTGTAATAGCCTGCTAATGAGTTGGCAATAAGGGGTGAACCGGCTGCCCCCGAATCAACGGTAATAATGAAATCTTGTAATAGTGATGCACCAGAAAAAGTTACTAGTACTTTATTAGAGGTGAGGGCTGTGCTAGCTAACCAGCCACCATATATGCCCGTATTAAATTCAGTTCCAACCGAAGTTACGGTTCCGTTAAAAGTTATGACAGAAAATCTTATGGTACTGTTGACAAGATAAACCAACAATGCCGTTGTAGAAGTCAGGGGTGCAACAGTGACGTAAGATGTAGGACTACTATTATTATTGCTAGTAGAATTGGACGCTGATGGATAGCCACCCGCGCCGAAAGTGAAACATGAAGACCTCAAGTAACCTGAAGTTTCAGCCCAAGCTACCACTACCGCTGTTGATGAAAACACGCCGATTGCTATTTCACCGGTACAAGCTTGACCCGTTACTAAAGCTTCATTTGCTGTTATTGTTGTGCCGCTAATGTCGAGGGTACGAACTGCCAAGTTACCACCGGATATGTACGACACAACTGCCCTGGTAGAAGATAGTTTTGCAAGCGCTCTGCTTGTAACAAATGCCCCAAAATCTAGCTGAGCACCTGCTGTTATTGTTGTACCGCTGATGTTAAGAGTAAAGGCTTCGTGATAATTACCATTAACACTCACCACCAATGCTTGTGTTGATGACATAGCAATGACGCTAGCATAGTAATAACCTGTACCAACAGTTAAAATCTCCCCAGCGGTCATTGTGGTTCCGCTGATATTGATGGTGACGGCCCTAAGACTATTTGCCTGGGTGACAAATACCAGTACCGCCTGAGTTGCCGACAAACTGCAAATACCTGTGCTATCAGCAGCAATTGCATTGACAGCAAGGGTACTTCCGCTCCAAATTTCGCTTATGAATGATGAGGTGGATTGATTACCTACTACCCACGTACCTGCTGCTGTGGAGTTATTTGATAGATATAATCCAATGATCTGGCCTGCGCCTACTGGTGCGAGCAACGTACCCGCAGAATTGCGCACGGCAAAAGTAATCGTTCCGTAATTTTTAATCACATACAGCGCACCGCCTGTGGTCAGCGTTGTAGCATCTGGCAGCGTCACGCCTTTGGCTGCGACTGTCATCGTCACGGCTTGTACGCGGGTACTCGCTGCTGTCAACGTGATGTCAACAGCACTGCTGATGGTTGTAGCACCGCCGTTGCTTGCCCCAGCATTCGCATTGCCTTGATACAAGGAAGTAAGTGTTACAGTCATATTTGTACTTTTTAGGGGTTAAATAGTTTCAAAAGTGACGTGAGCACCTGCTTTTGCGACAATAGCCGAGCTAGCAATTTCACTTGCAAATCTGGCAATCACTGTGCCGGTTGCGCTGGGCACAATGATTCCCTCAATCACAGCCAAGTTGCCTGACAGTAGTGATGTTGCGTTACTGGCACTTGGTATGTCGTAGGCACTTGCATAATTTAGCGTCGATGTTGTAGCTGTAAGTGGGTAAGTACTCGTGTAACTCAACAAGGTGGTCGTTGGGCCATTGATACTCCAGCGCGCACCTGTGGTGACGAATGCCGCCGTATAAGGAATCACAAATCGGAATCTGTAAGTGCTTCCACTGACAACAGCAAACGAGAGGCCGGTCACGTCCGCAATAGTGTTCGCGGTTGCGTTACTATTAGTGACGTCAGCGGTAATTTTGGTGACCGTACCACCGGCACCGCGTGGGACAGTGAAATTAAATACAGCGGCGCTACTCGTACCACTATTTGTAACCGTAGCACTGGTTCCTTGAGCGCCTGTAGTAGTGCTTCCGACAGCAATAGTAGCCGCCGCACCCGTTGTTCCTGTGGCACCCGTAGCACCCGTAGCACCCGCAGCACCTGTGGCACCTGTGGCACCTGTGGCCCCCGCCGGGATGCCAAAGTTAAATGTCGCAGCGGCACTGCTGCCCGAATTGGTAACGGTGGGCGCGTTGCCTGTCGCAAGGGCTGTAGCTGTGCCCGCTGCAATAGTAGCCGCCACACCCGTTCCTGTGTCCCCCGTTGTTCCTGTGGCCCCCGTAGGGCCGATATTAGGTGTTTCAGACACCTTCCAGTTGGTCCCTGTGCTGTTGTAAATGAGGATAACGTGGGCACCATTTACGTTCACAGAGATAC